GTTCCCGGGTGGATACTCCAACGGGCTACCCTAAATGCAGGCCGTATGTATGCAAGAGGAAACCAGGAGAAGTGCCGTACATAAAGACGTTTTGATAGTATACTCGCCATGCCTCTCGTAGAAGCACACTTTGGCGGGTTTTTGCGACCGTGGCGGAATTGGTAGACGCCAACGCAGAAAGCTAGAGCCTTCAATGGCCCAATGCGTAAGTGCATGCAGGGTGTAAATCCTTGCCGGTCGACTTAATTGATGTGGAGCCCTCTTAACCGGGGGCCTTGTATAAGGAAGAAGTGATGAGTAACCACGAACAAGACTTCATAGACGGCAAACCAGTCACTCAAGAGGATGCGGTTAAGTATTTGCACAACTTAGTGTATGCTTCATTGGCAGTCCACTCAGGAGGAAATGTGCGTTGTTCAGTATGTGGGCAGCTTCAGTGTGCATATGCAGCACCGATGGTGGAGTCAGTCGAATGTACGCCAATGGAGCATACACCTGATTGTGCCTGGAAACTGGCTTATGAGTGGCTTCTGACGCAGGAGGAAACAAGTGAAACGAATTGAAGTGAGTCCTGGCGACTTTTACGGTGATATGGAAGTAATACGAGAGATACCTGCTAAAGCGGCGGGTAAGCGGTTGCTGTTATGCAGGTGTTCCTGCGGAAACGAGACGGAAGTACGACTCGCCCATCTACGAAGCGGACAGACGGGAACGTGTGGTCATTGTGGAATGGAGCACAAAGGCGAGCGGAAGACGGCGAAGGCCTGGGCAAAAGAGTCTGGGATTAAACCTTCGACGCTGAGTGCAAGGTTAAAGCGAATGGGGTTGGGTGAAGCTTTAGAAATGGGGGCTGGAAGATGAGAGAAGAATTCATTGACGGCGAACCAGTGACACAAGAAGAGCTTAAATGCCTACCTTTAGCCTGTAATATCAGGGACAAGAAGAAGCTGGGCGAATTAGCCACGTTTATTATCCGTGAAAGACGTAAACGAAAGCTTGAGTTATTAAAAGAGAATACCACGCCCGAGAAATGAGACATTGAGATTAGCGGCTTGTGCTGCTAAAACCGGCGAGCGTCTTACTTGATTCGTGTGGCGTTCGTTGGAAGCCCTTCACCGGGCGCATCACTGACGGCCCTTGTTGGGCCAACCTTGGGGAATCAACCGTGGTGGGTTGATTCTGCACCCCCTCAGGTCCGGTAGGTGAAGCCGGGCGTTTTATTATAAAGGATTAACTCAATGAATCTGCATTCGCTTTTGGTTAGCATGATAAAAAAACTCATGTGCTTTTTCAAGCAAGGATGTGTATTATGACAGACGAACGGATTCAAACGGAAGCGGAATGTCGGAAACTGGACTTGATTGAGCGAATAAGAACTGCTTGCGACCAGATTGAGTTTCAGCCTCCCGGTAGTCCTGATATGCGAGATAGTGTAATTATTCCAAAGATACAAAGAGCCATAAGGAAGCGACTGGCAGGCAAGATCGCGTTTCCATCATGGAATGGACGAATAAAGGAGTAATTCGATGGCAGACGAACGGATTCAAGCGGAATGTCGCCCTTCGGAGTCGGATATGATTCAAGTTCCGGAGCGCCCGAAGGAATTCGAGGATATTTTACAGAGGCTCACCGAGTTGGAGAAGCAAATGGAAGATATGATCCTGAATTACGTTCTCCTCCGGACAGATTAACCGCCACCCGAGAGTGCCGGTTAATCTTGACTATATTACAAGATTATAGCATAATAGCCGCATGACCTCTATTTCAATTCCATATCCGACAGACCCAGCAATAAACATTCTCTGGCGAATAGCCTGCCGTGAAAGAGCGTTGGAAGACATTCATTTCCGCGATGTCTTGTATCAGGCTTGCATGGAAGACTCATGCTTTTTCTTCGCATTTGCCTTATGGGTAAATGAACCCCGTGCAAAAATTAAGCGAAGACCGATGATTCCGTGGGTCCATCAAGTTCCCATTATTCATGCGATGGATGACACCATAGATGAAGCACTTGAGTACGAGAGGCCGGTATCGTTTACCCTTAAGAAAAGTCGTGCTCAAGGAGGAACTTACCTGTATCTAGGTGTTACGATTAGACGAGAATTAAAGGAAAGGGGTTTTACCACTGGTCTGGTAACGCGAAATGAATCCCTTATTGATTCCCGAGTCGATGATTCGGCTGTCATGTACAAACTGGCGTGGATGCTCGACAGGCTTCCTGTGTGGATGCTCGACGGATACGACAGAACACTCTCGGATCATGTAGTCAAACTGGAAAACGATTCATGTTGGTCGGGTTACGCAGCTACAGGGGACGTTGCCCGTGGAGGAAGGACAACTGTTTTCTGTTTCGATGAACCAGGCAGCGAAGAGTTTATATCGGGAAACAAAGACTATAAAATTCTCTCAAGCGTGAGCAGCGTTTCATATTGCATATTCTTAATTTCCACCTTTGGTGTGGATTCAGGGGTATTCTATGAATCGGCAACGGACCCAGATAATCCAAGGGTTTACGTCCTCGACTGGAAGGACAACCCAGAACATAGCAAATTGTCTTACATCACTACTGGGGGAGTGACAAAGGCTTTGAAGCCAGAGGAACAGGGGGAAGTTGACGAATACATTGCTTCGCACCAGAGGGAATTAAGGTCCATTACGCGCCGAGGACACCAGATGGAGAAGAAGGTTCGTTCCCCGTGGTATGACGCCATGTGCCTCCAGCCGGGAGCTACACCAAGGTACGTTGCTCGGGAACTTGACATGGACCCGCGCGGAGCCGTAGGAAAAGCCTTCCCGTCAGACTTACTTGATAGGATGAAGCGAGAACACTGCAAACCCCCTGTATGGCAGGGAACACCCGTATTCGACTCGGAAACACTTGAATTAAAGGGCCTTATCACCAGAAAAGACGGGCCGCTAAAGATGTGGTTCCGTCCAGGGCCGGGTAATTCGACGCCACTTGGGCCGTTCACCGTAGGCTGTGATATGGCCTCTGGAAGCGATGGGGCCTATTCCTCGAACTCTGTTGCTTCAGGAATAGACGACCGAACAGGCGAACAAGTCATGGAATATACTATCAAGGGAATGCCGCTCATTAAATTCGCCCGGGTGACTGTAGGGTTGTGTATGTGGCTGAAGAACGCTTTCCTTGCATGGGAAGATTCTGGTATGGCAGGGCCGTTTGCCAAGGAAATACTCGAAGTCATCTATTACGGCAACGTCTATTGGCGAGATGTTCCGGCAATTGGAAATAAGAAGAAATCCAGAAAACCAGGCTGGCCCAACCGTAAAAACGAGGATAAAGCCGAACTTTTCGAGAAGATGGCCCTCGCAATGGAAACAGGCGCATACATTCCACGCTCAGAGGAATTAGTCAGAGAATGCGGCGAATACGAGTGGGACAAGGGGAAAATCATTCATGCGCCTACAAAGAACCATGGCGCACAAGAGGTCAATCACGGCGATCGTTGCCTAATTGGAAGCACTGGGGTTCTTACGGAATGGGGTGAAATTGCAATCGAGCACATTGTTCCCGGCGATTTGGTGTGGACTCGTGACGGGTTACGGCCTGTGGAAACGTGTGGAATAACAGGGTTCGAGCCAGTGTTTCAAGTCACTCTTTCAAACGGCAGAACTTTAACAGGAACGGGGAATCATCCAGTATGGACAGAAAATAGGTCATGGGTGGACTTGCAATTACTATCCCCACAGGATATACTACTGACATGGGGTAATCCAAACAAGGAGAAAATACCATGTCAAAGAAACCAGTTCGAGGTAGAATCTACAAGTGCGGCCCATCAACCGAGACAGTCGTTTTCAATGGGCGGGAGTACCACCGCAACAAGGAAGCCAAGCAAAAGCACCGCAGAAGATACTTCTGGGGAAGGCGCGAATCCGGCAACGGAAAAAAGACTTCACTTCACGTCGCCGTATGGGAATTTCACAACGGGCCTCTTCCAAAAGGCATTATCGTGCATCACAAGGATTGTGACTTCCTTAATAACGATATCTCGAATCTCCAGAGTGTTACCTATTCTGAGCATGGAAAGATACACAAAAACGGAAGACATCTCAAAGATTCGCGGCACCTTGAGAAATACCCCCACAAGTGCATCCAATGCGGAAAAGAGTACAAGAGCTTCCGTAAGCACAGAACAAAGTTCTGTTCCCAAACGTGTGACAGCAGGTACCGGTGGGAACACCGACTCCAAAACGAGATACGAACGTGCGTCATCTGTGGATCAGAGTTTAGTACCGAAAAGTGCAGAACAGCCAAGACTTGCAGTCCAAAGTGCAGAGGCCGTCTCAATTCTGAAAATCACAAAGCTCGAAAAGCCGATGGATGTGTACAATCTTAGCGTATCAGGGACGCCAGAGTACTTTGCTGAAGGCGTGTTGGTACATAATTGCATAGCATCAGGGGTAAATTACCTAGCTTATGAATCGATGAATGAGAATAGTGGTATTGACAAAGGTGGGGGAAATGAAGATACTGTACCTGAATGGGGGAGCATACTGTGGTGCGAGAACTTGGATAGAGAGCGAAAATCGAAAGCAGGAAGCCCGCGTTACAGACTCAAGGACATCCTACGATAACAGAACGGTACTTTTGGAGGTTAAACCCAATGTATGACAAGA